CGTTGGATTACCATCATCATCAAATTCGGTTGCCGTTGATGGGTCAGGATGAACAGGAACACCATTATTATCGTTTGCCGGTTTCCACATAAATGTATCGTAAAATAACCCTAATTGACTATATGTTGTATCGACACTTAAATTTGTTGTTATTTTATTATGTTGAACACATGTAAACCCTCCTTGGATTGGTATGTTCATTCTCATATTATCAATAGTTCTAATAACATGTCCGTAAGAACTTTTACCAAACAATCTACTTAAATCATAAGATATTGTTGTTTTAGGTGAATTAGGGTCAACACCTCTCACCATAAATACAATTCTCATAGAATCAGAACCTTTAAGATATTCACGAATAGGTCCAATACCTCTACCACCTGAAGTATATGTATCACCATAAACATATTTACCTCTAGTCCATCCAGAAGCACCACCTCGAACTGATTGAGTACTACCCCCCATATAATGTATAGTATAACCACCATTAACCACACGAGTTAAAAATGAGTTAGGTAAATCAGGACTTAAAGTTGCCGATTGTGTCACATAATCCCCCATTGAGATATTTTCAATTACTTGAAAATATTCCAAATCCATAGGAAATTTGTGATAACTATTAGCAGATTCACCTGTAATAACATATTGAGGCCCAGCGTTATTACCAGTACCATCAAAGTTTGCATATGGTACTCTAACTGTCGTACTATTAATTTTAGGGTCATTATTATACGGTGTACCTATTGTTGAACCTGTAATACTTTTAGTTCCAAAATCATTAGCCGGTGTTACTCTTGTTAAGTTGGTATCTTTTGTTAATTCAGGGTCAACAAAACTAATTAATTTACCAACCGCAAAATTGGCATTATCACCTTGGTCAACTAAAACCGCAATAACATTATCATAATGGTGTTGTCCTTGTAAAACACCACCTGACGCAGTTAATGGACCACCATTCATTGGTGAATTAAATTTAACACCAATTCTATTAACACCACCACCTGGATTATCAGTACTATTATTAAAATATTTAGCCTTAACATTAAATAAATTCCATCTTTCGTGCCAAGGTAAATCGGTTGAAATTGATTTCCAATGTCCCGCAGTTTTTATATCTTGGTCAGTTCCTTTACCATCTGAAGGTAAATCAATAGTTTGCCCTTTTGACCTATAACTTTTTGGTGTTTCAGTATACCATCCGGTAATCATTACTCTATCATCAACATTTCCAGGTCCAAAATAACCCGATTTTTGAGTTAAATCAATTGTTTGAGTTGTTTTAAGAACAGGACCTCCAAAAGCACCACCATTTAAAATATCCGCAAATGCACTATTTGAACCTTCGTCGATATTAAACTTAGCAATCGAATTACCCGCGTCAGGTTTAGCGTTAACAGGTGGTTGAGGGTCACAAGAACATATCTCACAATCAGGATATGTGATATTTGGTAAAGATATAAAACTATTTTTACACTTATCTTCTAAACTTTCAACAGATTGTGTTAATGCGTCACAAGCACTACTTAATTTATTACAAATACCCGATAAAAACCCAAAAGGACATACCCCTAAAAAACATTTATCTTTTAATCTACATATAGCATCTGATAAACCACAGATAACATTTTTAATAAATCGTAAAACAGGTAAAATAATATTACATAAAACCCAATAAAATATATGAGCAATTATTATTAATAAAAATAATATTGGATGGAATATATTCATTATTAATTGGAATAATAAGAATAGTATATCCAATCTATACATCGCGTCATTAGTTGGAAATCTGTTGTTAGTACTATCACAAACATCATCAAGAATATTTTTAATAGCAACTATTCTATTATTTGAATCTCCTCTACGATATTCACTAATTAATTGTGAAACAGTATAAACTTTATTGTATTGCATTTCATAAAATCTATCCTGACAATTAATCGCCTCAAGAATCATTTCTCTCCCTAATGGTGTAACAACACCAGCAACACTTTTTTGACCATAATCATCCCAATCTAAACTAAACGCATATGATGCTTTAGCCGCTAACCCATTACTAGTCAGAGGAACAGTACTTTCATATGAACACGGATTGTCGGCCGTACCAAAAGAACTTCTCGACCCTGAAGGTTTACCCGTCATTGGGTCAAGACCACCAGAATTTGACCATCCATATTCTTTAATGTTTGGAACTAAAAAGTTAGCTCGTTTAATCCTTTCACCTAAATCAGGTGATTGTGACCACATTACCTTAAATCTATATTTACCTTTAGTCGGAATCCCTTTTTTAGGGTCTTTAGATATAACCTGTTCACCAAATTCGTTAGTTACAACATAATCTAAGTTCATCGGAACATCAAACATCCATGTACCATTTTCATCAATAACTTGACCACCATTTTCTAATGCCGCAACTTCCAATGCAGGTCTACCTTCAGTATCGGTATTAATTGTTTGTCTAATCGCTTGAATTTCACCTGGCCCCGCAACCAAACCACACAAAGTACCTGACTTTAATGATGGTTTACATTTAAGTTTAACAGGATGGTCATTATTTGACGAAATAATTGACCCCATAAAAATTGCGGTAGGTTGTATTGTTATATTTTTTTCAGATGATAAATCAAAATCAGTTCTAGTAATACCAACAACACAAGTGTTTTCATCACCCCAAAACGGTAATACCTCAAGTGTTCGATTTATTGTTATAATTTGAGGTAACTCATTTAAATTACTTGATGATTTAAATTTTGTACCATCAACTTGTTGTGGTGTTGCAACACCCATTCTAATTAAATCTTGTGGTGCCAATGAGAACTCACCGATATCAGATAAATCAACATTAACAACAATAGTTTGAGAACCTAATGGAACTCCAAGAATCATATAATCCCCACTTTCATTTGTGACTGCATTATACTTATAATACTTGTCATAAATTTCTATTTTAGTTGGATTTGTTAATACTTCTTCCCTTGTATAAAAAGAACCTGTTGGAACGTGATTTGAATATGAAGGTTCTTTAGGTAATAAGTTATACCTAAAACCATCCCCATTTAATTGGGTTAATGTTTTATAGGGGTATAAATCAGCAATTATTGGATTATTTACCTCATCCTCACTTGTTAGTGGAACGAATATTGATACCTTAGCATTTGGGATACCAAACCCATTATTAATACTAACACGACCAACTAAAACACCATAATCTGAACATTTTCTAATATAAACATCATCCTGTAAAATTTTAAGTGATAAAATCTCAAGAGATTCAAAGTCTTGGTCAAACTTAACTCTAATTGATTTATCAACGCCAGGTGTTGTTCTTATTCTGTATGAATTCGACATTATTTTCTTTTAAAATAAATAGTTTATATACTATTTTTAAAAGATAATTGATATATTTTCAAAATAAATCATCAACTAAAATTAGTTGCTGATAGATTTTTAACTCTTACATTAATATCATTTCCAGGGAATCTAATTTGGTATGTCTGACCCGGTTCTGCGAATATAGTATCATCAATTAATTCAATCTCTCTTGTTTGACTGTCAACATATCTTTGTGATGTTTGTGATGATGAATATTGACCCCCAACTTTATTGAATACTTTAATATCTGAAACTGATATAACACCATTTTGTTCTTGGATTAATCGTCTAATTTCAGAAATGTTAACATTTTGTCCCATCTGTCTATTACCTGGGTCAAAGAAATCTGAAATTGTATTAATTATTTGACTAATAACTGAACCTTGGTTTTGACTCGAATCTAAAACCACATCAATATTAATACCTAAATCAATTACATTTGCAACTTGAATTGATATGTAATCATTCATCATTCGATAATTTGAAAGGTAATTAGCAACATTATTTTTTAATGTATTAGACACAACCTCAGTTAGTTTACCATTTTCATCATAAGATAACATTTTAATATTAACCTTATTATTTTCTTCCGTAATTGACACTTTAGCAGGAGCACCAAATTGTGATGGCATTGTTCTTATTAATGAATCATAATCGTTAACTGTAACCGCTCTGTTTTGAGCCGCAAAGTTAAATGCCACTAAATTTCTAACTTCTTCAACAGTAGGGAAATCGGCACCACCAATAGCCGCAGTTACATTGTTACAACTTAATGAATTAACTACTGTTGTGTTAACTGACTCTGAAGGTCCATTTACATAGAATGATACAGTACCAATTTGTGTAATAACATTAACACCAATATTACTTGCTTGACCACCACCGATACGATACTGAACAAACAATGTTGTATTCGCTTTTAGAGTACTACCTAATGCAAAATTGTTAGAATATTTATATAAATTTAATTTATAACCATTTCGAGCAAATTCTCTTAATTGTTCATCAGCCGATTGACTACCACCACCAAAGGTCATTTTTAAGAAACCTTCAGGTGTATATTCAGTTATAAATTTATCATTTACTGAAAGATATTTACCAACTTTAATACCAGGACTATCTGAAACTTTAGTTGGGTCTTCAACGAAAACTCTATCTTCGGCTAACGCTTTAACTTCATACCATCTATTATCAGACCCTAAAAATTCTTGGACTGAAGGAACACTACCAAATTGAGTACCATCTTTTAGTAATACACTCGTTACACCTAACACATTTTTTTCAGGTAAAAACACTTCATAAAATGGTTTAACATCACCGGCAGTAATTACTTTTTTGAATACTTTGGTCACACCATTAACAACAGTTTCTCTTTTAACTATGGTATAGTTTATAAGTTTGTTGTTAGAATCAAAGTTAGGTATTTTTAATCTATTTGGATAACCATCACCACTAATTGGTGAAGCAAAATCAATATCATAAACAGTTTCAAAAACTTGACCTGCACCATTCACTTGAGAACCTCGTCTCAATATACCACAGTATCTAATATCTTCTTTATCACCATAAGCAGGAACTGTAATTGAGAAATCAACCATCGCAACTGAAGGTCTTTGACCCGGAACCTTTAATCCGTAAGTCCTTGCAATATTATAAATTGATGACCTTTGTTGAGCATATTGTAAAACAGTCTCTTGAATACTTCTATCAATATTGAAGTGTAAGTTATCTGTTACCGCAGCATTTAAATCTAAAAACACGGAAAATATCGCCGCGTCATTTACATTCTCAATTAAATCGGGATAATAAGTTCTTGTAAAATTTATTAATTCAGTTCTAATCCCCTGAAAATCCCTAGTAGTGTATGATATTTTTTTATTACCCATATTATAAATTTATAATAACAAAATCACTTGAACTAAATGCGTCGTCATTTAACAAGTAATCTATTTTAATTTTTGCGGTATGTTCTTTTGTTCCGATACCAGGAACTCTAAATACTCTTTCATCATTCCCATTAACAATCGTACCTTTATCTTCTTCACCTTCCGATGCCGGTGTTATAGTTAACTTAGTAATTGTAATACCCGGAATATATTCTTCAACTGAATCTCGAATTTCAGCCTCAATTTGTGAAAATGTTGGTCCATCCAATGGTTCGAATAAATATTCATATAACCTTGTCCCAAAATCAGGTAAATAATACCTTGTACCTTTTCTTGTTAATAGTAAGTGAATTAGATTAGAACGAATCTCTTCTCTATTAGTGTCCGATAAATCAAGATACTTACCAACGTAAGAATCTCTAAAAGGGAAATTTATACCATATGTTAATCCTTCTGCCATATAACATAAATATAATGTCGTTATAAATTTTTTGTATATTGATATAAAATAAAAAACTCCCGACAGTGCCGAGAGTTTTTAGTTTTTACGGTTTTTTTAAGATGAACACCCAAAACATTCAAATTGAGAATCTTGAGGTTTTTGTGGTATAACATCAACTGTTGGTTTTTCTTTTACCGGTTTTTCTTTTCTTGAAATGTCTACCGCTAAGTGTTTAGCTCCTGTAGAAATCGCTTTAGTTCGGATATAGTAACTTAATGTCTTCAACCCTTTCTCCCAACCGTGAAAGTGAGATGAGGTAATTTTTGACAATGTTGGGTTACTCATATAGATATTCATTGATTGAGATTGGTCTATAAAAGGTGCTCTATCAGCCGCCATATCAATCAATTCTCTTTGTGATATCTCCCAAATTGTTTTGTATTTAGACATTAAATGTTCTATTCGTTTAACTTTCTTGTTGTAATTTTTATCCTCAACATCAAGATAATGATTGAAATTAATGTTTTGAATTGACCCTTCATTTAAAATTATATCATTTTTTAAATCTTCAGACCAAATCCCTAATTTTTCAAAATCTTGTATTAAGTATTTGTTTACTATCAAAATCTCACCACCTACAACTCGTCTGTTAAATAACGCCGAATGAGCGGGTTCTGTCATTTCAAATGAACCTGTAATTTTTGCGGAAGACGCAACAGGCATTTGTGCCGTGAATAATGAATTACATACACCGTATTTCATCACACTTTCTTTTAATGAAGTCCAATCCCACATACCAGATAAATCATCTTCAGTCATACCCCACATATCAAATTGGAATTCTCCTTTTGACATTGGTGACCCTTTGAAGTATTCATACGGTGCGTATTTTTCTTCAATACATAATTGGTTACTCTCAGTAATCGCTGCAAAGTATATTGTTTCGAAAATTTGTTTATTCAATTTTCTTGCATCTTCAGATGTGAAAACATAATCTAACAAATAAAATACATCAGCCAATCCTTGTACACCAATCGCAATCGCTCTTTGTTCTAACCCTCCTTTTCTACCTTT